CAAGTGCTTGTAACGATGTGCCTGATGCTATTTGTCTGTTACCGGCATCAGTCCAACGTCCCGATTTATCAGCATCTTGCGGTAAAGCAGGATACTTGTAGTAGAGTCTTTGATCTCTAGTGGTCACAACCAGACGTTTGCCCTGCGGCACCGTTGTACGAGACAATGGTTTGTCTTGAGGTCGATACTCATCAGTGGGCATGAAACTGGGCACGCCACTTGAGTGTTTTTGTAACATTCTTGAAAACATTCCTGGGCCACTGTCTGAGGTAGTTCTACCAGTGTATTCACCAGTTTCTGGATCCTTTTCAAAATCCCATCTGTCGTAAGGGTCTCTCACTCGAACTTCATCTTCAACTATTATGTCCTTAATCTTCACGTCGAAATCTCCTGACTCCGCGAGCAAACTTGGCAGGATCTTGTGCTCTAATGCTGTTAAGTAACCTACGTTCTAATTCAGCTGCTTGTTCTGCATCGTAGTTTTCTTTGATATAATTTATCAAATTGATAGCACCCTGTATCACATGTCCAGCACGACTTTCCACTAAATTTTCCCTGTCTTTACCAACGGGCATATGGGCTAGTTCGTCAAGTATACTGCGGGTGCGTTTTTGCAAAATCTACTCCAATACTTGTTATTTACCGTATTATAACAAGTTACGGTAATTGAGTTTGTTGACTAGCATATCAAAATACATGCTATGCCCGGCCGGGCCATCATGTCCGTTCCATCCACATAAATCAAAATCTACTGGCTTTATACCGGTAATATTTTCCTGAAACCATATTCTACTATCATCAAACCAATTTAAAATTCTGGGTTCGTTTTTAACGTAATTAACAAAAGCATCTCGCATAGGTAGTTGATTATCGCTAAAATTTTTTCCGTTATTGATTATAAGAAATTGCTTGTTTCTTGCTTTAAAAAATTCTATCAGGCCTATTATATGTGCATATAAAGTACACTCGATTGTTTCAAAATCTAATTTTTCAATCGCTTCTTTCGTTAATATATTGTGTAACGTATGACTATGTGGTGTAGTCAAGTCAAATCTAAATATTGTAGTAATATTTACAATATACAACACTGGTAATTTAGGGTTTTCTAAGCAGTGCTGCATTGCTAATTTAAGCATCATGTCATTGCTACGCCCGGGTAAACTTTCGTTTACTATTTCTGTACACCCATAAAGTTTAGAAATTTTGTACCAATAATGATCTTGTATACTTGGGCACCATATTCCGTTGTTATATGTGTGGCTGTCACCAAGATTGTATAAAATCATTCGGTTTTTGTTTTAAGGCTTGCCAGCATACTTTTTAGTCGCGAGCTGTCAACTGTAGCCTGAGCTGATTTATCTAAGTCAAGTCCAGGTTTGGGTCGGGCTGCGACCATGGGGCTGGTTGTTGTGGTAGATGTTTTGATTTGATCAAGTATCTGATTACTTGTACGGAAACCTTGTCCGCCATTCTCACTTTGTGCATCCGGTCCAGGATCGGTAATACGCATGGTTTCGATATTGTATTCTAAATCCACTTTCATACCTACGCCAGTACTGCTACGACTTTTCATACATTGTATCTGATATCGACCACGCTCACGCATGGCTCGACTTGTAAAAATACCAAACACATTATCTGCTGTATTAATTTTACTGATACCACCTGATATATGACTGTGATCAAATTCTACTTCTTCGACTGCCGATCGATTTAATTGACTTGCTGTTACCATTAACATGCCTAGTTCTTTGGCTAAATTGCGTAGTTCTTCACTGACATACTTGTCCTTTACAAACAAGTCATTGGGACTAACCTTGGCGCTTACTGGCATTAACAAGTCCAAGTAGTCAATCATAATAAAGTCTACCTGTCGACCTGTTTGAATTTGATATTCTTTAAGATAAGAACGTATATCATTGATATTGCTTTGGGCAGGTAGGCCTTTAACTTGATAAGTTCCTGCTTTTTTTCCTACCATTTTTACTTTTAGTGTGGTGGTATCAATATCCTTACGAATATCTTTAGTACTCATGTTAGACAACATGGCATCAGTACGCAAGCTGGTCAGTTCTTCACTCAGTTCCAGTGTAATATAAACGCCGTTCAATCCTGCTTGTAGCCAGTTTAGCGCAATGTTCATCATAACAAGCGACTTACCTGATCCTGATCCACCGGCAAAGATGTTCAGTTCTCCTCTACTGAATCCACCATATAGCAACTTGTCAAGACTAGGCCATCCTGTGCTCACTTGCCCGCCTGAATTGAAATATCGGTTGATACGAGTAGCCGGATCAGCAAAATAGTCTGTACCCATGTCTTTGGTCAAACTGATCTGTACAGCATCTTTTATCAGTTTTTCTACAGGATCGAAGTCACCTCGTTCAATCATGTCCGCTGCTTTGAGAATAGCTCGCTCTAGTTCTTGCTTGCGACTAAATCCTTCAAACTCCTCTAGAAACCAATCATAGTGTCCGTCTCTGAGATCAGGAACAGATCGTAATTCTATACCAGTTGCAGCCTGTATCTGTTCTCTAGTAGGCAGGGTTTTATGATCATCACTGTGTTTTTTTATAAACTTTGCAGCTTCCCGTAAACTTCTATCAAAATTTTCTGCATTGTAAATGTTCTGAACACGCACATAAGTTTCTGCGTCTTCCAACATCATTTCTAAAAATAATTTCTGTACTTCTGGATTATAATCTTTCATGTTGTATATAGTTTTTTCTTTTTAAGTTGAATTTTTAACTTGCTTGTTTCTCTTGACGCTAATATGCTTTTTAACACAAACAATTTGCCGTATTGAACTACAGCGTCATTGATATCTTTACAGGTTTCCTGCCATACAGGAAAACTTACTGTCCATCCTGCCTCAATCGCACGATCTACTAACTTTCTTCCTGCACGATCTGTATCTGGCACAACTATAACTTCACGCTGTAGCCTATCTATCTGTTCAACTTGCGTATCTGAAAATTCGGAACCATTAAGTGCCACACCATCCACGCTCATAGCGTCAAATGGACCTTCACATACTATGACAAATCGACTATCTGGCAGTTGATTATCTAAATTGAACACAAAATCTGCTGGATGACTTGACCAATATTTTGGTTTAATACCGTCAACGATAGCTCTTGCTGTATATCCTACTATACTTTGCTTGTAATAAAACGGGATAATTATTCGTCGATGCAAATTGTATGCTTCTTCGGGTGTCCAGTAGAATTTATATTTGTCTATATCAATATTTCTACGATGTACATATTCAATTGCAGCAAGTAATTCTGCGGGCACATTATTGTAATCACCTATGCTGTAAAAATTAGCTAATTCAACTACATTCCTTGCTTGCTCAGGTAATGTTCTTGCCTCATAATGAATTTCTTCTTCTGGTACCTGCTCAAGCTCTTCAGGGGCTACAAGTTCTTTAAGTCTTACCGCCTCAATTACCAAGCGTCTTATTGTTAAATCATCAGCACCCAACCAGGCGAGTAATTTTCTAAACTTAAATGTAAGATGCCTTCCTGGCACATAACTGGCCTTGTAGCCACAGTTGAAGCAATGATACGACACCGCACCTGCATTAGTTTTTATGCCACCTCTACCTCGAGCATCAGACGATTCACCATTGTGCGGGCAGCATACAGCATTGAATGATATCCAGCCATTCTGACCCGTTTTACGACGGGCAGGCAGTAGTTGCAAAACTGATTGCTGGATAGAGTCTAACATACTGCTATTGTATATTAATTTTTAACAGCGGCCAATCTTAATGATTGTAATACTCGAATATAAAACCAACCAATATCAAATTCAAACCACCGACGGCTTAAACGAGGACTAGCTGGATCCAAATGATGATTATTGTGTAATTCCTCGCCGCCAATTAATATACCAATGGGCACGATATTACGACTTTGGTCTCTGGTCTCACCGTTGCGATATCCCCAAAAATGTCCAATACCGTTAATTACTCCTGCTGCCCAGAAGGGTATCCAGATCATTTGTATACCCCATATTATGGCGCCCACCCAACCGAATAGTAAGATGTTGAAC